ATTAGAGAATCACAAGCCTTCTTAAACAAGATTGCACAAGCAATTTGATGGTGAAAAGGGGCAGGGAGAAATATTCGCGGATTCTTTCCGGCGGGTAATAGTTCATCTTTAACGGTAGCAATAAAGATACATTCAACATACTCACCACGAACGAGGGCCATAGCACGAGAAGTAATCTCCTCACTATATTTGGCCCACGCTTCACGTTTAGTGGAACACCCCTCATTGACATAAGGCCAACCGGGGGATTTGTCCCAATCGATAAACTTAAGGACCTCTTCAAGCTCTGTGAGGCCCCCCACAACATAGGGGGAAAACTCACGTTTCAAAATCTCTAGGGCACGCAAGTACTCAATCGAAGAAAGATGAACACCCTTGGGTCTACACAGTTTACTAATCCAGTGAAGATACGCGGCGGCGGTGATTGCCGACGGAAAAAATGTGGCTTTAAGAAAGCCAAAAGGAGAACTAACGTATTTGGACTTGGGCAATGGACGACGCCCTACAGTCCCGACACCAATGAAAGCACTCTGGTACGTCCGGGAAAAACCGGTAGCAGTAACCAGGCGCTCTATTGGCCCCACCGGGTGAACGGTGGGGACGATTAGTTTTTTGAGCGAGCACCGAGCCATTGAACAAGCTCAGGAGTAACGGCAAAGGCACCGTTGTCAACACCATTGTTGTTCCCAAAAGCATGGAAACCAACAATCTTCTGATTCACGATATAAGGGCAGCCACACATGCCACCCTTAGTCCCGCCAAGCATCAACAACTCACTTGGAGCGTCAGGCTTATACACGATGGTTCCAGTGACACTCCCAATAGGGCACACAATAGAACCAAAAGGCTTAGCATCACGCGTAGCCTTCGCCAACGTAGAAAACGTCTTAAAGGCAAAGGGAGCGCAATTGGACACCTTAGTAGGCACGAGAATCAGGTCGTTATCACCAGGAATTTTCACAACCGAGGCAGCCGAAACAACTTCAACCACTCCTTTAGAATAGGGAGCAAAAATCTTGAAAGTCTCGGAATCCTTGATAATGTGTTCCTGAGTAATAACACCACGATCAGTGTAAAGACCATAAGCTTGGTTGGTAGAACCCTGAACAGAAACAACCGCGTACAATACGTCGGAAGGGTGCTCAACAAGAGGGTTCGACGCAACAGCCGAGTCACGGCAAGAAGAAGAAGGCTCGTCACTAGGAGCGACAATCTGAACCTTCTTTTTATCATTCTTCTTAGTTTGACGCTCACAATTCTTTGTCATATGGGGCCCACTACACTTCTGACACCGCTGAGCGGCTTCAGGGGTGAGCACTTTACAATTAATGTTGTGAACACACGAAGAACAAACACAAGCCAAAGCACAAGGAACAATCGTCGATTTAGAGACTTTACAATCAACATGATGAAAACAACCATTGGGCGTATACGCAGCCATAGGATTGACGAAATTAGAAGCCGGTTGAGCAGGAAGAGCGTTAGCTTTCCCGTTCGACTCAAATTTAGCAAGCAAGGCAACAAGAGTTGTCTGAATAGACTCAAGCTGCTTCGACTTCTCAAC